CCTGAACCTTGCGGTCCTGTTGGTGCGCGTGTACTCGGCGAAGTCAATCGTGTTGTTGGTGAAGTACTTGTCCGGCAACAGGGTGTTCAGAACCTGGTCGGCCGGAGTGGGCACCTCACGCACAAACACGGTGAGGGCTTCCGGGGTGACCGGCCCGTCGAAGACGATAGCCATGGTGACTACTCCTTGTCAGTGCGCCGGTCAGGGCACGTAGTGGATGAGCTTGCAATCGGTCTGCCCGTTGGCGTTCAGACCGAACGGCAGGCGGGACAGCTTCACGAAACCGTGGACCAACAGCGCGCCGCCGACGTCCTTCGTGGTGTCCGCCAGGTTCGGGACCTTCACCGCGGAGAACAGGTGTCCGGCGCAGACTTCCAGGCCGCCGGACCCTTCCGTGCCGCCCGCGGTTCCCGTAGCCGGGGTCACAGTGCCGGTACCGCCGGTCGGGGTCGCGGTCACCTGCGCCACATCCGTGCCCGCGAACACACCGATGAACGTCAGCGTGTACGGGCCGCCAGCGGCTCCGGTGACGGTGATGTTGCCGGCGCCGATGGTCGACAGCGCCTCAAGCGCGGCCTGCACCTGCGCGGCGGTCGCCAAGGCGGCCAGGGACGATGTGGTCTGGCCGCCGAACGTCACCGTGAACGAGGTGAGACCAGAGCCGCCCTCGGTCAGGGTCTGGACCTCGTTCGACACCGTGTACGGCCCGTACAAGCCGTTGGCGGTGATCTTCGCGAGGTTCGTGCCGGACGGGATGTAGCCGTTCGGGTAGTGGGTGCCAGCGGTGAACGCAGACACGTCGAGGGTGATGGACGGGGTCGTACCGGGGTCGGTGCCGTGCTGGCTGAGCAGCCACGACCGATCGTCCACCTGGTACGCCAACGTCGACACCGAGATGTCGGTCATGGTTGCTCGCTCTCAGGAGGTCTTGGTGCCAAACCGCTTGGCGGCTTCGGCTTTTGCTTGCTCGCGGCCCGAACTCGGGGGCGGCTGGTGTTGGCCCTGCCCCGGGAGGGGCGCCGGCCTACCGCTGTCCGTCTTGACCAGGTGCGGTTTGGTCGCGGCGAGCTCGGCGACGATGGCCTTCACGGCCGCCTCGTCGACGTCGCCGTCTTCCGTCACCGGTACGTCCTTGAATCGCGCCTGCAGAAGCGCCGCCGCGTCGGTCGGGTCGTGGAACCCAACCGCGGCAGCCGCGGACTTCACTTCGGCGCGGACCAGGCGCGTGTTGGCCTTTCCGGACATGTCGGCCCGAGCGTCGGCGTCGGCCTTCTTCACGGCCTTGTCCAGCTCGGTGGCGTTCTGCGCCTCGATCTTGTCGAACTCCGCAGCTTTTGTTTTCAGGTCGTTGTAGTCCGCGAACTTGCCGCGTTCGCGAGCGATGCGCTCGGAAACGATGCGGTCGACGGCGGCCTGGTCGAAGGTCTGCGGTTCCTGCGCCGCCGGCTCCGGTGCGGGAGCAGGTGTGACAGGTGTTGGTGTCGTCATGATCGAGTGGTTCCTCTCCCGTAAGCCCGTCGGCATGCCGGCCTTGAACGCGGCCGTAGCGTTTACCCGCCGAAGCGGTAGTCAGATCACGTAGGCGAAGCGCCGTAGCTGTCGCAGCACCTCGGTACGGTCCCAGCCGAATTCCTCGGCCAGGCGGTAGATCTCGTCCGGCATCAGCCGGGGAGCCTTCGCTGTGCGGTACCGATTCCCGGGCAGCTTCTGCAGTTCCGAATCGGACCGTCGGCGAAGCGTGCCATCGGCCAGGACCTCGTACCCGCCGAACACGGCCCGTTTTGTGGTGCCGACCGTGGTTGCCTGGATCTCGTGCCCGAACGCCGAGACTGTCGTGATGCCCTGGCGGGCGTTAACGACCTGGTTCATCGTCTTCTCGGATGTGCCGGAGTCGCGGATCGCCTGCGCTCCCGCCTTGGTGAACAGTCGATCCTGATTGGCTGGGTCGAGCGAGTTGAAGTAGTCCTTGGGGCTGGTCGCCCAGTTGCGCCCGTTGTTCTCGGCCACGGGGATGTTGACGCAGTCGCACCGTTTGTGGCGTTTGAACGCGGTCGCCGAGCGGTAGTGCTTGCCAGCCAGGATGGCGCACCGGGCACAGGACGTGCCCCGGAGCATCCGGACGTAGCCCTTGACCGCCGGCCGGGCTTGCATTCCCGCTTGAACAGAGCTCCTTGCCGCATCACCGAGTCCGGTCTTGACGATCGAGCCGGCCACGAACTGGAACCGGGAGAACCAGTCAGCTTTCGTGTCGCGCACCGAGTTCGGCGCGAACACCAAGCCCTGCAACCAACTGCCGCCGCCGTCGGAGAGGTCGGCCCACGCTTGCGGATTGACCCTGCCCTCCGCTGACGGGTCAGCGCCCTGCGCTTCAAGGATGTCGTTCAGGTACGCGTCGGCGTACGTCGCGGTCTGCACCTGCATCAGGAGAAGCCGGTTCCCGATCGACTGGACCGCGTCGCGCCACGACTCCGGAGAAGACCGGCCCCGGCGCAACGCCTGATCCAACATGGCCAGAGCCTCGGCCACGATCTGCGCCTGCAGGTCCCCGTAGTGCGCGCCGACCTTAGACACCGAGGACGGGAGCACCAGGCACCTGCGGAAGAGTCGTCGGGATCTGGTCGACAGCGTTCAAGTTCGCCGCGGACTGGAACCCGACGCGGGCCATACGTTCCCGCATGGCCTTCTTGGTTTGCTCCGAGTAACCGAGGTCCACCCACGCCTGCTCGGCGTCGATGATCCCCGCCGACACGCCCTTCACGGCAGCGTCCATCTTGGATGCGAGGGTCGGAGTAGCGGCATTGCGCCACTTCGACTCCATGCCCGCGATCTCCGACGGGTCCTTACCGAGGATCGCCCACTGGATACGGCCAGCGCGCTCCCACGCCCCGCCGTACCACAACTGACGCTTCTCCGCCCTGAGCACCAGACGCTCGAGGGAGAACAGGATCGCTTCAGCCGAGGCCGGGTTGTCGCTGGCGAAACCCATGTACAGCGGCGGCAGGCCGTACTTCGATGCGGCCACCTGCGCCAGGACCTTCTGTGACTCGTGGAAGTTCCTTAGATCCGTGGCGGCGAACTGGCCTACCTTCGTCTCCGGGACGGTGCCTTGGTTGCGGTCCTGTTTGGCGTGCGGAATTCCCCACACGTCACCCATCGCGATCTTCCACATCGGGACCGGGTTGCCATCGTCGTCGACGAAGTCTTTCTCCGTCGCGCCGACAACCCACTTCCTGCCCACGGCGTGATGCTCGACCGCGGCCATCATGTTCGTCGCGACCTGGTTCGCGCCGTCCAAGACTGGCTTCAACTGCACAAGGTCCGACCGGCCGATCCCGCGGCGCGGGTTGGTGAGCATCTGAACGAACGGGACGCTCGGCAGCGAAGGGTCGGCGGCGATGACCCGCGACCAGTCCCCCAACGGCTTGTCTTCGACGATCTTCATCTGCTCGTCGAGGCGAAACACCCGACATTTGCCGGGTCCGCGGCCAGTGATTTCCGGGACCTCGGGGATGAACAGCGCGACGTGGTCCTCGGTCTGGCCGACGCCGAGATCCTCGCGCCACCGCTTCATGCCGACGATGGGCTGGCGGGTCCGCGGATCCAACTCGACCGCGACCTGATCGCAGTACTCGGTGGTAACCATCGGCGACCCACCCGGCCCGTCAGGACCCACCATGAGGAAGTGCTGGCCAGTGACAGAAGCAGCGGTGTGCGCCTCGTCGCTCGCCTCGTCCAGGTCGTTGTCCTGCCACGACTTGACCAAGTCGTCCACCGGCTGCTCGCCGGACAGGAAGGATTCCAGGCGCAGCCGCTCCACGACGGACTCGATGACCAGTTCCGCCCAGGGGAGCAGCAAAGGCGGGAACCGGTTGTCCTGCTCGGCGATGATCCGGGCGACATAGACCAGTTCCTGCTCAAGGTCCATGTACCGCCACCACTGCAGCGCGTTCTTGCGCTGCACGTCGCAGCGGGCGTTCAACCGGGCGTACCAGTCTTGCGGGGACAGGTCAGACAGCTTCACGCGGACCTCCCCCTCGTCGACACGACGATCTTGTTGCGTGCCGGGACTTCCCTGACTTCCGGGTCACGCGTCCACGCCGCGCACGCCATCGCCGCCGACGGGACAGCGTCGATCCGTTTCGCGGTCTTGTCCCGCTCCGGCTTGTCCGGGCGGATCAAGTTCGGGTTGGCCGCGGACTTCCGCACCTCGACCTCGTCGAAGCAGAACCGGGCGAGCGGGTTGCCGTGCGACTGGAACCGTTCGGTCTTCACCAGTGCCATGAGCTCGGTCATGCCGGGAGTCATCCGCTCATAGGTGTTGTTGTAGGCGTCGATCTCCCACACCCCGATGCGTTTCTCGATCTCCTGGATCACCGGCGCCATCGACCACTGGTCAGCGTCGACGGCCTTGATGTTGAAGTCCGCCGCGTCCTGCTCGATGTCCGAGTAGATCCGGCTGTAGTCGACCACCGTGCCCTCGGTGACCGTCAGCCAGCCTTCCTTGGCCCACTTCGAGAACTGCTTCTCGTGGTGCTTGTCCAGGAACGGCAGAGCCGACTCCGGCAGCCAGAACCGCCACAGCGCGTGGACGATGTTCCCCTCGGGCACGAGGAGACACCACGCGGAGAGGTCGAACTTCGCGGCCAGGTCGAACCCGGCCCACGCCGTCTTCCCCTTCAACCGGTCGCGGTGCCAGTCCGGCTTCAACCAGATGTCGCCCTTGCACGCGTCGTAGAGGTTCATCGGCATCCACCGGAACGTCGCCGACACCCGCTGGTTGCACTGGAACTGCTTGAACCCGTCCTCTTTCTCCGGGTCGTTCTCGGCGTCCAACGCCTGCCGGCGCATCGCCGCCCGCGACTTGAACTGGTCCAGCGCCGGGTTCGGCCACTTCCAGTTCCGCTCATCCAATGGGTTCGTGTTCACCGGCAGATCGGGGTGGGCCGGAAACACCTTGCGCAGCGACTCGAGCTGCTCGTCGGTGAGCGGCAGTTTCCGGACGAACGAGAAGATGTGCGGCGACCGCTCCGGCTGCGCCTGCACCTTCTCCGCCTGGTCGATCAGCGACGCACCGAAGCTTGAGCTGTCGTTCGTCTCCGTGGTCGTGGCGAGCATCAACTCCTGCAGCCGGGTGCCGGCCGCGGTCGTCATCGCCTCCCACAGCGAGTCGTCCGGCTGCGACAGGACCTCGTCGAGGTTGAACGCGTGCGGGTTGTGGCCGAGCTCGCCCTCAGCGTCCGCGGTGATGATCTCGTAGTGGGACCCAGAGGTTTCGTCGACGAGCCGGCGGGCGTTCTTGATGTGCTTCAGCCTCTTCGAGAGCTTCGGCGACAACTGGACCATCCGCAAAGCAGGCTCGAACACCTTGCCGGCCTGTTTGGTGTCCTTCGCCGCGCAATAGATCTCCGCCGACTCCTCGTCGTCGCCGACGAGCATGTACAGCATGATCCCCGCGGCCAACTCAGACTTGCCGTTCTTTCGGGCGACGACCATGTAGGCGATGCGGTACCGGCGGACGTAACAGTTCCACTCGGTGTCCCACAGCACCTCACCGAACAGCGGCCGGATGATGTCGTACTCCTGCCAGTCCAGCAGGATGAACGGTGTGCGCTTCAACGGTCCCTTGATGTGCACTAGCATCCGGGCGAAGAACGTCACCACCCGGTCGGCGCGCGGCTCGCAGTAGTGCGCCCCGGACTTCCCGCACGACTTGTCGCGGAACGTGTACCCGCACACCGGGCCGGACTTGTCGCCCGGCCGCCAGCGGGCATCAAGGTCAACCGGTGAGGAGGTCGTCGTCAGCATCGGCGTCGGCCTTCCCGAGGGACAGCTGCGAGCGGTCCGAAGGGTTCAACCCGAACCGGCCGCCGAGCGTCACAATCGCCGCAGCCGACTCCCGCATCACCTGCCACGCCGGGTTCTTCCGCAACTCGTAGAGCATCGTCCCGTCCGACAACTCACGGACCAGGGTCGTGCATGACGTCCCGTGATCCTGGACGTCCTTCGCGGCGTCCGCGTTGACGATCACCATCTGGCAGAACGTCGCGAACGAATCCACATCCCACGCCGTCAACACGCCCTTGCGGATCATGTCCGGCGCGAGCCGATCCCAGATCCCCTGCTCCCGCGAGCCCAGTGGGCGCGGCGACACGACCGATGCCTGGTCCGGCTTCGGCTCGTTGGTGTTGATCCGGGATGGCTTGTCCCCGCGGAGCACCTTCAAGGCCGTCGGCGCCGGCGGGATCCCACGCTTCCCCACGAGAACCACCTCCCTCAAGATCAGTCGGAGTGGAAAACTCGAAAAGTCGTCCAAGCGCGATTCCGCC